CATCACTGACGATGGCACCGCCACCGGCTCGAACGAATTCCAGATCGCCTATGCCGACTACGAGGTTGTAGGCCAAGTTCGCGACTGGAGCTTTGAGATCACCAGGGCCGAAATTGACGTTACAACCATCGGTCAAACTCCCGGCCAGTACGTGCCTTTCCGTACCTACATCCCAGGTTTCGGCGACGGCACTGGTTCTGCAACCGCCTACATGACGGACGAAGAACTCGCACTGTCCAACCGTCTGATTGAAGACGTGCTGCAGCGCCAGCAAACCGGCGCTTCGTTCAAGCTGTACACCGACCGCGTGTTCACCGGCGGCACCCTAAACGACACTTTGAGTCGCTCGATTGCTTTCGACGCAGTTCTTACATCAGCCAGCATGAACGTGAACCCGGACGACGCACAGTCTGTGACTGTCAACTTCCGTCCCGCCAGCACTCCGGTCTTTGACCTAGCCACTAGCTGATAAGCTAGGAGTCAAGTGCAGTGGGCCCCAACTTCGGTTGGGGCTTTTTATTTGTAGTGCGCTACATTAGAACCAGAACATCAGGACTAGATGCCCGCCTCCACTCCAATGCGTCCGATTGATCGGCTGTGCAAGGCAGCCAATCTGGAACCAACAAAAAAGCAAGTGCTGCTTTCTGACGGCACCATTTTTGAGTTTTGGTCTAGCCCCCTTACTGCAGGCCAACGCGAACGCGCCCAAAAGAACGCAAAATCTGACGACGCGAACGCCTTTGCACTACAGCTACTTATCGAAAAAGCAACAGACGAATTGGGTAACAAGCTTTTCAAGCCCGGTGAAATCGACGTTCTGAAAAACGAAGTTCGAGACAAAGACCTGCAGAATCTCATGCTGGCAGTGCTTACAGACGATCAAGAGCCGATCGACCCAAAATCCTGAGTGCGCAGCTTCGCAAGGACAACTGGCTTTTACTCCAATTCGGAGTCGCCAAAGAGCTGGGGCTAACCCTTAGCGAAGTTCGCACCAAGATGACCGCCGAAGAGCTGATCGGCTGGAGCGCCTACTTCCAGATCCTGAACGAGGACCAAGAGAAGGCAATGGAAAAGGCCAAACGCCGCCGCTAACCCGGCGGCTTTTTTACGCCTTAAACTGAAGCACAGACAGTAGCTAGAAAACCGTGGCCGGTTACAGAGCTGATATTGAGATTGGCGTAAAGGGTCTACGGGATCTACAAGCTTTTCGCAGAGAGGTAGACCTTTTATCTAAAGGCATTACCGCAGTAAATAACAATCTTGGTGGCGCCGCTCAAAGCGTAGATAACTACAACAGAAATCTTCAGGAAGCTACACGTAATTTAAACGCTGTAAACGCAGGTACTATTGCAGAACGTGACGCAGTTCGGCAATACGTTACAGCTTTAGGGGAATCAAATGCTGCAAGAAATAGGCAAAATAAATTAATACAGGATGAAATTGATAATAGAGAACAGTCTGTACGTCTTGCAGAGCGAGAACTACAAATCAGTAAACAGTCTGCTTTACTCGCCGGTCGCTTTAGTCCCATTGGCGGTGCTGAAGATCTACCAGGGTCCCCAGCTGCACTTAAAGCAAGGGAAAAAAGACGAAAAGAAGCATTAAGTAATGCAGTTATTGGTGGCGCATTTCCACTTTTGTTTGGTCAAGGCCCCGGCGCAGCATTAGGCGGCGGTCTAGGTGGAGCAGCTGGCGGCTTAGCCGGAGGTCAGTTCGGCTTTGGTCTTTCTTTGGTTGGCACAGCTGCAGGTGCAGCCATTGACACGCTCATTCAAAAAACAACTGAACTAGGAGGTGCTCTATTAGATAGCGCTTCAACGTTTGAAACGCTAAAAGAAAAAGCACTTATTGCTAACCGCGAACTTGAAAAAAACCTTACCGCCTTGGACGAGGCAGGTTTTGCTGCTACTGCAAATGCCGTAGCTCAAAAAGAACTATACAAAACTATCGGTGTAAACGGCGTTGAAAGACTTAAAGAATTAGGCTCGGAAGCAGACAAACTTAATCGAGTCTGGGCAGAACTTGGGACGCAGATACAAGCCGTAGTTGCTGGTCCACTCACAGATCTAGCAAAAGCTCTTAACGATCTGTTGTCGCCTAAAGCTGTAGCAAATCGTGTTGCTGCCTTACGCTCCGACCTGTCACCTCAAGACAGAGCACAACTAAACAAAGAGCTACTAGGACTAGGAGGTCCAGGTTCAGCACGCTTTGGTGCGCAAAAGAACGGCCTTAACGTTCTTGAGATTGAGCTGGCTGCACGTAAATTCCCAGAAAAAGTCCAAGAAATACTAGATAGATATGGATCACTTCGAGTAGATGCTGAGGTTAAGCTTGATCCCAATCAAGTTAAAAAGGACACTGTAAACGTATTACAAAAAGAGTTAGAGGTCTTAGATATAACTAAAAAGTTTAGGGCGGCCGCAGAAGAGCAACTTCAGTTTGATAGGCGTCGTTATGATTTAATTGAGAGCTATGAAAATGCAATTTCAAATATACGCAAACGAGTAGACGATGAAATCACGAAGAAGCGTATAGAAGCTATTCAAAAAGAAAACGAGCTTTTAGATATACAATCTCGTATCAGACAAGAAGGTTTATCTTTAGCAAATCTGGAAGTCAGAGGAAATGCGGGTCGTGGATTACCCACCGAAGCCAGAAATATTGCCCGCGAAACAGCAGAGGCCGCTGGTACGTTTATAGAAAGAGAGCTTTCCCTTGCAGAACAAAGCGCAAAAATAAAGAGAGATGCAGCTTTAGAAGCTTTAAGAACTGATTTAGAGGCGGCTAAGTTCCAAGCTGACGTTAGCCGTGAAGTAAGTAAATTAAACATTGATACTGCTAAAAAAGTTGCAGACTTAAACGAAGATGTACGTAGAAAAAATGCACAACAAGATACCCGTCGCTTTGAAATTGAAAAACAATTAAGTCTGTTGCGACTTGAAACTCTTGAGCAGGAGTTAAATTTATTAAAAGAATTTACTAAAATAGCTGGTAGCACTCCTCTACTTGTAGAAGTCGGTAAAGCACTTGTATCACTTAAGGAGTCACGCAAAGTTCTAGAGCAAGCTCGACCTCCACAAACTCTTACCGGAGGGGGTGGTCCAGCTCTTCAAGGCGTATCTTTTGCCGGTTTAAACGCAATTAACGAAAGATTGACTGTTACGCAAGAACGTATAAACGCTGCCCAGCTTGCTCTAAATGATTTGTTTTTGTTAAAAAATGAAGCAGATTTTGCCCAAAAAATTCAACAAATAGCAGAAAAAATAGACGCGCCTCTTGTAGCTTTAAACGAAGAGTTAACTCAAAATGAACTAACCAGAATACGTTACGCAGAACTAATTGAGCAAGGTGTTAGGGGAGCTGTAGCCGAAAGAGTTATTGAACTGGAGCAGCTTAGGCAAGCGGCTCTGTTGCAAAACGAAGCCGTTATCGCAGAACTAGAGAAGAGACTGGCTATAGAAGGCACGAACAAAGCATTAGAAGAACAAATCAAAAAGTTTAAAGAGCGTAGAGCGGTTATTGAGGGTCAAATAAGTTCTGCCGCCGAAAAAATTGAAGCAGAAGAATCAACAGAAAATCGTATTAAAGGAGTAATAACCGAAGCCAGAAAAGAACTAACAGAACTTGTAGATACTACGAACTTGGTAAAAGGAGCGGCGGAAGCTGTCGGTAACGCTTTCCAGCAATCTTTCAGAGATCTTGTAGACGGAACAAAAACAGCTAAAGAAGTGCTATCAGATTTCCTCAAAAATATCGGTGATTTCTTCTTGGATACAGCCGGAAAAATTATTGCAAAACTTACTGAGATATTTGTTCTACAAACAGTCCTCGGTATTGCAGGTGGCGCATTTGGTGGTTCTACCGGACGACAAACATCAGCAGACTTTGCGCTATTTGCAGAAGGCGGTTACGTCACCAGCCCGACAAGAGCGATTATTGGCGAGGGCGGTGAGCCCGAGTATGTAATCCCATTCAGCAAGATGGGCAGCGCGGCTGCCAACTTTGCTGCTGGAGCACGCGGCGAGGATGTCTTCGGACCGCTTCGCAGCACTTCGGTGCCGTTCAGCAAGACAA